GCTCGGCAGCGTTCTTGGTGTGCTGTTCGATGTCATCGGTGATCCCGATCCAGACGCCCTTGACCGTCTGCCCGATGCTCTTCATGGTGTCGGCTGCGCCCGAGAAATCGCCGGTAATCGCCTGCTTGATCGCCAGGGCCACGGAGCCGACCAGGACACCGATAGACATGAAGACGCCCTTGGCGAGGTCCCACAACGTGGTGATGGCCAACCCCATCATGTCGAGCGCGCTCACAAGCGTGTTGACCGAGGCGCGGAACACCTTGACCACGGTCGGCCCGATGCTGTTGAACCATTCGCCCATGGCCGTCAGGACCGGCAGGAGGGCGTCACCGATGACTTTCCCGATGGACTGGAATGTCTGATGCAACTCGCGCATCTGGAGCTTGTAGGAGGCGGTCTGTGCGGCGGCTTCCGGCCCCACCGTGAGCCCGAGCGCGTCGGCGCGCTTGGCACCCTCAGCCATTTCGTCGGCGGTCAGCTTAATGACCTTGCGGACCTCGTCCCAGGCGCGGCCGTAAAGCTTCTTGCCGGCGATCTCCCTGTCGGTGCCCTCCTTCAGCCCGGCGAGTTTCTGGTTCACATCAAGCATGATGCTAGTCATGTCCCGGTAGTCGCCGTTGGAATCCCGGGTTGCTACGCCCAGATCGTTGAACGCTTTTTCGTTGCTGCCGAGGCTGCGCACCATCATCTTGGTGGCGCTGCTGAACTGCTCGGTGGTCACTCCGACATGGTCGAGCGCCGAGATGAGCCCGCTGGCCTCCTCGGTGGTGATCCCCATGGTGGCGGCGAGCTTCATGGATTCGGCGTTCAGCGCTACCGTTTCCGAGACGGTCGCTTTGAAGATCGCACCGCCGGCCATGACCGCCGTGATCCCGGCCATGACGGCGTTGACCGATGACATGGCCGACTGGACGCTTGCGGTCATCCCCTGGAGCTGCGCCTTCACCCCGGCCATGCTCCCGGCGATCTGCGCGTTCATCTCGGCAAAGGCCACCGACATGGACTTGGTCGCGGTTTCCGTGGCAGCGGCAGCCTCAGACGTTCCCGTCTTCAGCTCACCGGTTTCTGCCCCAAATTTTACGTTTACCTGATCGTCAGCCACGTCACACTCCGGCTATCCCGCCACCACTTGCTGCCACAAAATCACCGATGAAATCTTCCAGGGTCTTCGGGCGATCTTCCTTTGATACTGGTTTTTCCAGGAACGCCCCGCACAGTCGCGACATGCTGATGTGTACCGGGGGGAAACTGGCCCAGTGCTTGTTCAGTTCCTGCAGGCGGGGCAATGTCAGGCGGCCCACCTCGTCGTATGTCCAGCCGGTGGCCGTGACGAGGAAGGCAAAAAGCTCGCCCCAGTCTACCGCCCCGCCGCGGCTTCCCCCTCGGGGACTTCCTCCAGCCCGGACCCGGACACCACTGCGGCGAAGGCCCGGGCGATCTCCATGATGGAGAACGACTGGACTACTGCGTCTGTCACCGCGCTATCGTGGTTCTGGAGCCCCAGCGTCACGATGGTCGCCTGTTTTTTCAATAGCGACACAGGGAGGATGTCCGACCCCGACTTGCTCACCTGGCCGGACTCGGACACGATTTCGTTGATGAGGGATTCGTGATCTTCCAGCTGGTCGAGCATGAGAGGCTTCGCGTAGAGGATTTTGTCTGCAGCTTCAATCTTGATGCGTTTCACGGTAATTCCCCTTTTTGCCGTTCCCTGAAATGTCTCGCTGAAAGCAGCAGGGATTCTGCCTTGTCGGGTGCTACCCTATCAGCGAGAGGTTTTTTGTTACTCGGAGAAGCTCAGCGTCCCGATGGTGTTCGAGGCATCCGCGAAGACGCTGAAATCGAATTCGGGGATCATGAAGTCCTCCAGCTTGGTCGCGAAGTTCAGCTTGCTGGCCGTGCATTGGTTCAGCGTGAAGGTTGCGCTCTTGCCCTGGTAGGTGGTGGTGAACGCCGCGGAGAACAGCGGGGTCACGCCCAGCAACTGGTTGCTGATGGTGATCTTCTTCCCGAGGGTGGTCGAGGTGTAGGAATAGGAGATCAGCGGGGAGATCGCGCTGTCTGCCGCCGCAAAGGTATAGACGCCGGCCGAGACGCTGTACTGTCCGGTCGCCGGTCCCGATGCCACCTTGGTGAGCTGCTGCCCCGTGGCCGCATTGGTCACGCCCAGATCGGCAAGGAACGTAGCCGAATTGGATACCGTCACGGTGTTGGTGGTGATCACCCCGGCCTCGTTGTAGGCAATCAGCTGGCTGCCGGTGGCCAGCGTCTGTCCGAAGAAGATGCTATTGACCATGGCACCGTTGAGGGTGGCGGCCTTGGCCTTGCCGGCGATCTTCCCGACCCCGCGCGCGACAGCCACGGGGAACTGGTAGGAACCGGTCAGCTCTTTGACGGTGAAGCTGAAGTCGAGGCTGCACTCCTGGAGCGTGCCGAAGTTCTGGGGGGTGGAGTTTGCCGCCGTGTTGGTCCCGAAAAGGACACCTGCTCCGAACGAATACATGGTTAATTACCTCCGATCAGGTGCTTTTTGAGCGCCTCTTTGAATGCCAGCGTGCGGTTGAACTCAGGGGTGAACACCTGAGCATTCCCGACATAGTGGTCGTTGAAAATTCGGTCGATGTCTTCCGCCGTCAGTACGGCGGCCGGGGTCTCTTCGCCTTCCATGGAGCCTCCTTATACCGCCATGATCTTGACGGGGATGATTGCTACTGCCTGAGAGCCGAGTACGCCCTCGTCGTTGACGATTTCGCCATCGATCCAGCAATGGCTGACATCTTGCCCGTCCACGACGAGCGAGAAATAGCCTGTAGCGGGCGACGGTGACAAGGTCTGGTCAATGGCATCAACCAGGGGGTTGAGGATGGTTGCCGGCGGTGTCTCCTCCCCCTCCCCGGTCTTCGCGTAGACGTACAGGTCCACGAACAGCGTATTCTTGGAGGGGAGCCCCTTCACTTGGGAAACACCCTCGTTTTTCTGTACCATGAACAGCGCCGGCTGTTCCTCTGCCGGGATATCGGCCCAGTGCTTCAGCCTGCGCGAGGTGGTGACGAACGGTGCCGCAGCCCTCACGACGTCGTACAGGGCAGAGTAGATGGCTTCCCTGTTGGCGATCACTTGAGCCCCCTGCTGACGGCCCTTCGGTACTCGTCCCGGATGTGTCCCGCGTTTTCTTCCAGAGAACCGCGCAGGAACCGCTTGCCCGGGATGTTCATTTTCATGTCATGTGCCCTCACAGTAACCTCGTGCGGGTTTTTCATCGGCTTGCCCCAGGCGACCTTTTGCATGCGGAGGTGCTCCTTTACGCTCACAGTCCCCTGGAACCCGTGCTCGTGGGTGTGGGCATACTCCACGTTGGTGCCGACCGTCGCCGTGGAACTGTCGGCACGGTTCTTCGCCTCAAAGGTGATCGACCGACGCAGGCGACCGGTGCGGTTCTTCAGCACCTGCCCTGACAGCTTGTTGCGCTGAATGTAGCCGGCCAACTCGGCAGCCAGCGAGGTGGTGGTCTTCTGGATCTCCAGCATAACCCGCGGGGTGATCGCTTTGAAGTTGGCGATTACCCGGTCATCCCCGGTGACAAACCCGGTCAGCATGGCACCACCTTTTGGTACGCTCTGAGCACCGACTTCAAATCGTCGGTCATGTCCGACCTGGTGAAGCTCACCACCTCACCGTTGATCGTTTTGGACGATACCCCGATGCGGTCCCGACCCTTGTACTTCGCGGCCACGAGCTCGATGCACGCCTGTTCGATTTCCAGGGGGATCACGGGGTAGCCCGCCGTGTACTGCAGCCGCACGTTGAGGTAACCCCGCCAAAACCGATGGCCGGTGAGGCTCAGCCGCGTGGCGTCGAACAAGTACCCGGCGCCTGCGCCGTCAACCAGCGGAGGGATGGTCAAGCCGTCGACCATCACCGATTGCACCGACTGCACCGGGTAATCTCCGAACGTGATGAACCGCTCGTCGTGGCCGTTGCGGATCTCGGAATACTGCGTCACCTCAAACGTCCGGTTCAGGTTCTGCTCGATGAACGCGGACGCCGCAGATACCAGGCGCGCCAGCATGACCGGCGTGGTGGTTATCCCGAGATATTCAGCCACATTTTCGACGGTCGTGAGATCGGACATCGGTTACCCCTGGGGCGTTGCTTCCTGTGCCGGGGTTTCCGGCGTTGCGGGCTCCGGTGCCTCGGGCGCGTCCTGTGCCGGGGGTGCGGGCGTTGCCGACTGGAGTGCTGCCGCTTCCGCTTCGGCGTCCGGTTTGGTCAGGCCGCTGGCAACCTCTTCGTCGCCCTTGAAGACCTTGTACTTGCCCCGGCCGGCGTGCTTGATGGTGTATTCCCCTACGGCCTCGTCAGGGACAACAACGGGATCGGTGTAGCCGGTGAACCCGTGCGCGGAAAGGGTGGCCACGGCCTCGTCAGGGACGTCCACCGTCCCCATCTCGTCCGCCTGATACTCTTCGCCTTCAAAACTGCACCCCCCGCTCCCGAGGGGCGCCAACAGTCTGGGTGACATGTCAACTCCTGTGACCGGGGCGACCTCTCAGCCGCCCCGGTTCTCGGTTAGTGGCCCGGGGCGATGTTACGGATGAGCCCGAATGCCGGCGGGAAGTAGTTTTTCAGGACGCCGTCGAAGTAGACGCCGTACTCGTACTTCCTGGTGCGCAGGGGCCACTCGATCTGGTAGTAGTCCCGGCGGAGATGTTTCAGCAGGATGCTGCCCACGTCGTTCAGTGGGTAGGGGATCGAGTTGCTGAAGAACATGATGGAGCCCTTCGGCATGTTCGGATGCACCAGCACCTTGACCTTGGTGTTGGTGATCTTATTCAGCACGGTACCGATCACGGTCCCGGCGTCGATGGAACCACCGCCCGCGTCGAGGTTGTATCGGATCAGGGGCGCGCCACCGTTGGCGATGATCAGCGCGTTCATGTCCAGCAGTACCTGCGCCCCAACGTAGATTTCGTCCGGGGACAGACGATAGTTGTCCCAGAAGGAAGCGAACGCGGTGTTGAGCGCGTCGATGCCGCCCGCGCCGTCGCTGGTAAGCTTAGTGCCGGTGCCGGCCGTGCCGGTGGCGAGGTCGACGAAATAGGCACCGGACCCGCTCTTCATGATCTGGGTCAGCAGCCCGTCGTACTCCAGCGCGCAGTTGGAGTTGTCCTGGGAAGCGGTCAGCGCACCGTAGTTCTGGTTCGCCGAGCTCGCTGCAGCGGTGATCAGGATGGAGTTGATCGTGGTGACCGCGCCCAGGTACATGGTGGACGCCCCGGTGACACCCCAGTACCAGGCGTAGGCGACGGCGCCGGCCAGGGGGGTGACGGTAGCGGAGATGCAGTGGGTCGGGTTGCCGTCGCTGGCGGTGGTCTGCGATGCCACGGCCGAGATGATGGCCGTGCCGCCGTTGATGTTGTCCGTGGTCGCATCAGCATTCGTGCGGCTGATGACCTGGGTGAGGCCAGTAACGAACGACGGGGAGTTGTTCACGCTGCCGTTGTTGGCCGCCACCAGCTGCTGGTATCCGGAGAGGGTGAGCGCCACACAACCCACCTTGTAGGCGGTGGCTGCCGCCAGGGTGCCCCCGGTGGCCACGTCGGCCAGTGCCGGGGTCGCGGTCTGCCCGATGGCCACGGTACCGTTGCCGCCCAGGTCGAGGAACTCCTCACCGATCATGCAGGACTGCAGCAGCTGCGTGACGGCGAGGGCTTTCACGTCCTCAAAGTTCTTGGAGGCGTAATCGGCCTCAAAGGTCACGTTGTTTTCCAGACCGCACCCGACGAACTTGGCGAGGTAGTCAGCGGTGGTCTGTGCAACGACGCCGCCGCGGTTACCGGCGGAGACACCGAGACGCATGGACCCGGTGTTGATGCCAGTGACGGCGCGCCAGTTGGACTGAATGGCGTAACCGTCGGCGCGGCGGGCGATGCGGTTACGGAGCGGGGTGAGGACCGGGTAAAGCTTCTTGCTCGGCGCCTCCAGGTCGTAACCCATCAGGCCGGTGGTGGCATTGGCGGGGGAAGCGAAGTTACGGAGAACGTCGTCACCCAAGGGCGCCTTCTGAGCTTCTGCTACGAGGCGAAGCGTGTCATTCGTGGTTTCCATTTCGTTGGCTCTCCTTGTGGCGGGTGTTCTCCCGCAACGGATTGGTTGGACTGCGGTTAATTGCGTATGATAATCGGGTTGCGCTGTTGGACGCGGACCAGGGCGGCGACCCGCTGAACGTCATCAAGGGATTCGTCGGCCTCGATGCGCTGGACCTCGTCAGCGTCCCTGCTCTTGCCGGCGGCGCGGATCACGTCGGCCTCCCGGGTGATTGCCAACAGTGCGGCCTTCGCGTCGGCCGGTTGCGCTTCCAGTTCGGCGACCCTGGCGCGGAGGGTGTCGGCTTCGGCCAGCAGCGTCACGTTTTCGGCCCGCACCACGTCGATCTCGCCGGCCAGGCGGGTAACGTCCGCGTCGAGTGTCGCGAGCCGCTGCACGTCATCCTCGGAGCCGGCCGCCCTGGACGTATCACCGCATGCTGCCCCCAGTGCAACGGCATGGTCGTGCATGGTCTGCAGCATCTCCAGGTCGGCGGCGCTGTTGCGTGCCCCAGAACGCTCCACCTCTGCCGGCGGGGTGAGCAGTACAGCCAGATCGGCGCCGGTGATCCGGAACGTGTCTGCGGCTCGGTCGGAGAGTTCCAGAAGGGTGGTCTCGCCCGGGGTGTAGGTATAGGGCGTCGTGTCTTCCTTGATCTCGGACACGATGAACATCTTGAGCGCCGTGATCGCGGTTTTCAGCGCGGCAACCTGAGCCTCGGCTTCGGGGTGCGTGCCCTCCATGGCTTCGTCCTGCTCAAAGCCGAGCAGCCAGGTGATTTCCCTGAGCGCGCTCAGCGCGCTGGACACGTCGCTGATTTCCTCTCCCACGTACCGCTTCAATGGTGCGGTCTCCGTGGTCTGCACCGTTTCGTATTCCATCTCCATCACCTCCCCGGCGATGCGGAACTCGTCGATTCCGCACCCCCTGTTTGACGGAGAGTCCACAAGAGAAAACTCCGTGATCGAACTCAGATAGATCGTGTCACCGACCTGCTTCTCTTTCTTGGCCCCGATGGAAAAGCCCCGGTAGACCTGTTCCTTGACCTTCTCCCATGCCTGGTCATCCACGACCTTGACGGCCAGCTGGATGCCTGCATCGTCGGCGGTGTAGTCCACGGTCCTGCCGGCCGCGCTCATCTGGTGCATCTCGCGGACTGCCGGATACTCCATGTAGGCGTCCATGCATCGGACGGCGCTGTCCAGGTCGATGATGGTTCCGTAGCTGTCCCTGATGTCGCCCCGGGTGCCGTAGCCGTAGACCATGCGTGCGTCTTCGTCCACGCGGGTGATGTCCAGGTAAAACCGGGGGTCTTTATTTTTCGCCATGCGGGTACCTCACGTGCTCGCCCTCCAGCCTTGAAAGCCTGGACTCGTGGTTCTCGTGTTTTTCAAACAACTTTTCGATCAGTCGCTTAAAATCGTCCAGCGACTGGTTCAGCTTGATCAGTGTGTGGTTCAGCCCCGTAGCGCAGAGGAACAGAAGGACCGCGACCAGCGCGACCAGAAACCAGTTCGGGATTTTGTTCAGGATCTCAACCATTGGCGTCTTCCCCTGTTGCCGATTTTTTCAAAATGGCCATCTCCTTCATCACCGTGTCGTGTGTCTCCTGCAACAGCCCGAGTACCCGGCCCTCGGTGACCTTCTGCCCCTTCTGGATCACCGCCAGCGCGATCAGTTGGATGCACACCTGAGACAGCCAGGTCTGCCACTCAAGGACCGTCTGCGGGAGGTGATAAGCCAGGGGCACGAAGGCGATCAGCACGAAGACAGCGATGGCGGTATTCGTGCCGAGCATATCGGCCATCCAGATGCAGAGCCGGTCCATCATTCCTCGCTATCCATCACCACCGGCACCATTGCACAGACACAGTGAGGGTGAGCTGGGGGGCAGTCGCTTCCGTCAGGGAAATCCTCCTCGAGTCCGATCACCCCGGCCGCTTCGTTCTCGTCGCATTCATCATCATCGTCGTGCTCGGACCCACACAGCCACTCCTTCCCGGTGACCACTCCGCTGGCCTTGTACGCTGCCAGGTTGCCGTAACTGTCGGCAAAGGCCGTTTCGGTCCTGGCGACCATGTTGGCGCGGTATTCGTTGAAGGCCGCGCTCTCCTTGAGCTCGGCGGCGAGCCGGTCATTGCTCCACCCCTCGTCCATGGCGCTGGTGACTGAACCTCGTACCATGTCCCGGGTGCTGTCCGTAATTGCCCAGGGCGTGCCGTCTGCTTGGTCGCGGGGGTTGACCGCCCACGTCGGGTCTGCTTTGGTGCCGACGTTCCACATCCCCACGTAGTCAGCACCCCGGCGCTCGGCGTATTCCACGGCGGCCTGGTTGACCAGCCCGGTCATGTCAGCAGTCGGTTCAATCCCGATCTGGGCGAAGGCGGCATTAAGCCCGTCAAGGAACGCTGATTTCATCGCAGCGGTGCCGGGTTCTACCAGCGCAGACCATGTGGAGAAATCGAGGTTTTCAAGAATCTGGTCAATCGTATGGCCGGCCTGAATCTCGGCGGAGATTTGTGTGGCCATGTCCTCAGCTGCCATGTCGAAGAAGTCGGAGAGCACATCTTTGAAATCGTCCCCGATCTTCACTATGCTGCTCCGGTCCCGTTCAATAGGGGCGATGGACTTTTTTTTTACGCGGAGGATATCGGCCGCCGCCGATTTCGCAACACCGCCCGCTGCCTCTTTGCCGGTGTCTTCCTTGCCGGCAGGCTTGGCCGTGGTTTCGGTATTGGCATTGGCCCCAGACTCCCCAAGATCGTCTTGAGCAACTGGCCCATCGTCACCTCCTATCGGCTGTCCTACCATTGGCGGCAGCGGCTTATCGGGCGCTGGGCCTTCCAAACCCTTCTTCTCCCGGACCTCATCCGGAGAGATGACATACTCCTGGAGGTAAATCTTGTCGATCTCCGCCTGCACCATCGGGTCGACGTCTTCCTCGATCGCGTAGACAAACTCTAGATCCGGAGCGTTGAAGCAGCTTCGCAGGATGCGATTGGTCATCAGGTCGGCCAGCCAGGTCGAGACGGCTTTTTTGCCCTGTTCCTTCGCCTGTTCTGCGGAGCTCCCCGCGGTGGCGCGGTTCATCTGCTTGATAAACGGGGTAGGGGATTGGCTGAAGAAGTAGCAGATGATGCGGGCGAGCCATTCGTCGTACTCATCTTTCAGGACGGCGTCCTTAGTGAAGACGGTGTTTTTCCCGATCTCCCCGGGGACGAACTTGGCGTGGCGACGGTTGGCGGTGTTGCCTTCATGGAGGCTGTCCCAGTAGTCCTGAAACTGGCGTATCTGGTCTGGGTTCCATTCCTTCGGGACGCCGATCATCGCCTCGGGGATGTTGCCCTCGGTGTAGTACTGGAGCTGGTGGACCTGACGGCGCAGCGCGATATTCACCGTCATGATGACCTGTTCCACCGGGCCGTAGCCGTAGAACCGGTTGCTCCGGTAGTTCCTCATGTGGTAGATCAGCTCGTCGCGTGAGAAATTGGCTGCAGGGACACCCTTCAATACCTGCTGATATGCCGGGTCGGGCGGAAGGGGTGTGCGGCCAGTGGCATCGACGATGCGCTTGATGGTGGCACCGTCCACTATGTCGAGGGAGTAGAGCTCACCGCCCTTGGTGCGTCGGGCGTAGATCGCGGGGGCGTCTAGGACGAATAGGTCCTCAGCCAGTGCGCGGAGCCACTGCTTCCAGGTATGATCCCTATCGGGGAACTGGAGGAACTCGGTGATCCCCTTGCATCGCGGATCGTCGGCGGGGTCTTTCGCCTTGTCCTTCGGGCGGATGCACCACTCCAACTGCTCTACCTCGTCCTTGCAGGTTTCGATGACACCACGGAGCAGGTCATAGCCATCAGCGAGGGCGCGGAGTTCTTCGAAGGAAACGCGACTGGGCTCGTCTTTGCGGGGTTGGAATCGGAGGTTGAAACCTACGGGGTAGTCGTACTGACGCCCCTTTGCCCCCGACTCTTCAGCAGTTTTGTTGTCGATGACGGGGGAAAGGGGCTCATTGGGGCCGAACCATTCGGAGGCAGCAGCACGGAAACCCGCCGTCAGTTTATTGAAGGAGGATGCGAGCCACGTCAGGTCTGTCGCCTTGCCTTGCGATTGGTTCAAACTGCCTCCGCGTGTGCGGGCACTTGCTGCGTGTTACTCACTGTGTAGCTTGGATACACAGTGGATTACTCTCGTTTAGACTCGGTGTCAACTTTTTTCTTTCAGCCTTGCCGCCTCCTGGGCATAGAACTCCAGCATCCCAGTTGCCCCTGGCTCAGTTACGAGCTCCACGAGGCCCGTCGTCGCGTCGGGCGCATCGTCGTTTTTGTTCTTGCCTTCGCGCTGGTACGTCGCCATCGCCTTGTAGTACTCCGGCCAACGGTCTTTCCAGTTCCTCGGGAAGTACAGGTTGTTCATCACGTAGGTTGACCCCACCAATATCCGCGACACCTTATTCTTGCTCTGGTGGAACCAGGTGATCGCAGGTTTGCGCGTCTGATGCTTCTCCCAGAGGTTGCGCTCCACGTTGCGAGCGAAGCCCCGGCCGCCGTTGTTGCTCTCAATGGTCGCTTCGGTCGTGCTGTTGTCAGCCAGAATTTTCGCTGTCTCGATCTCGGTAATCTCCATCCCCGCCTTGGTGTAAAGCACATCGAGTAGATAGAGCTGCTTCTGGTAGAGTGCGGCGATCAGACAACAGAGGTAATCACTCCCCTCGTCTGCAGTGTCCGTGTAGGAGATGATCTTTTCAACCAGAGAAACGCCATCGGCGTCAGCCGGCAGCTGGTCGTAGAGCTTGAACTGCTTATAGAGCACTCCCTTGAGATCCAGCGGCACCTGATGGTAGTTGGCGTGGAAGATCGACTCGTCCATCAGCCTACTCAGACTGTCGTACTTCGTGCGGCTCAGGATCGAGGGACAGAGCATCTGGTCCGGTTCCTCGTAGTAGGCCTCCATATTGAGGATGAACCACTGGTCGGCGTCAGGCCCGTCGAGAATGCGGCCGCACGGGTCACCTTTTGCCCAGCGAGTCATATTGACGATATCGATCCCGCCGCTCTCTCCGTCCTCCAGTCGGGAAAGGAAGGTCCCGGTATACCAGAGCCAGATCTTATCCAGCGCGGCCTCGTTAAAGGCAACCTCGGCGTCTTTTACGGGGTCATCTACAATCGTGATGTTGGCACCTTTGCCGGTGATCGACCCACCGACGCCGGCACCCTTGTAGCTGAAGAATTCCCCCTCGATCGCCCACTCCTGGAAGGAGGCGTTGCCGGCTTTGATCCTGGAATTGGGAAAGATGTCACTGTAGACGATCTGCGAGGGGAGGTTCTTCTTTTCGGTGATGCCGTCGCGGGTGTAACGGGAGAACGACTGCGCCAGGTCATCGTTGTAGGAGCATGTAATGATACGGTTCGACTTGAGCTTCCCCAATACCCACTTGCAAAAGTTGGTGAGAGTACGGGACTTGCCGACGCGAGGGGGCAGGTTCTGCATGAGGCTGGTATAGACGAGGCCATCTTTGAGCCGATCCCACTTGACTGATTCCGTGTACCAGACAGGCGCGAGCTCTTCACATTTCTGCCTGAACCACGCCTTGGTGAGGCGGCGTTCGTAGAGGGCCTGGAGGGTTTCACAGATGAGGTGCAGGTGCCAGTTGCGGGGGGTGTAAAAGTCAGGATCGTCGTTGCGGCAGAAGCGCCAAAAGCTAACGCGGCACCTCTCGACCTCTTCCTCCTTGCGGTTCTTTACCAGGGCGGCAAGGAGCTCGTCTTCATTCAGGGGCTTCGAGCTTGTCATAGTGGGCGAGGGCCTTACGGAGCTCTGCGGTGGTCATGCCTGACATGGGCCCCACGTTCTGGGGATCCCCGTTCTTATCAGGGAATTCCACCTTGTCCGTGAAGAGTTTGAGGTGGCGGCCAAGGCGCTCCAGGTTGGCGCCTTTGTCGTAGACCTTGATCTCCTGCACGGCGCAGGCCTCGGTGAGGTTAATCTTGACCGAAGACAGCGCCGCTGCCACATCGCGCGGCAGGGCGCTGATTTCTTTCAGTGACCCAGCCTCGTCGTAGAAATCCTGGATGTTGACAAACGCGAGCTTGGCCAGTTCCTGCAACACACCGTCGGCTGTGATCTCGATCCGCGCCGACCTCTCCTTCATGGCCGACTGGATGGCTTCAGCGATGACTGGTTTTGCCAAGTTTTCAGAGGCAATCCGATTGGCCGTCTTTGCTGAGTACCCAGCACGGATAGCGGCCTGGGTGGCGTTCAGGTCAACCAGGTATTCCTTGACGAACATCTGCTGTTTCCGTGTCAGCTTTGCCATGTCTAGCTCCTTACTCCCAAACCAACAAAATGTCAACAAACTACTCAGCGGAGTTACTCAACAACCCCCGCCTCTGATACCACTTCTGCTGTTCCAGCCCCTCCTTAGCCCAACCCGCGTTGGGATACCTGGAGTCCATCAACCTGAAAAACTCCAGCTGCTGCTTCCTCGCCTCGACGCTTCGCCCTCCGCGCTCCAGAAGCCGAAATCCGCCTACAGCGAGCTTTGCATGCTCGTCCCTGGCAATGACCTGCGCCACAGTGAGTTTTGCCTCTTCTGGCTGGCTCTTGCTCCTATAACGAGGATCGCCGTAGCCCTTCGTCTTGTCCCACTCGGCGGTGCGCTGGTTTTCGGCGTCCCTGGCGTGGTGCTTCCCTTCGGCCTGGAAGATCAGCAGTACCTTCTCAGCCGAGGGCAAGTAGTTGGTCATTGTCTTGAGCCGCTTCAGCGCCGGGACAAGAGCGCCTTCGGGGACCAACAGCATGTCGTTCCAGATCTCGTTATACGCAGACTCAAAGCTTTTCTTGACCTGTTTCGAAGGGTCGAACCTCT